TAGTTTTAGTTCGTACCGAGCCGTCGACAAAAACGGTATCGAGAACGGGAGAATCCCCATTTGCTTTTAAGGCGCAAACAGGACTAAATGAGCTCAAAGGCCCTCCTTTCATCTCAGATAATCTCTCCTTTACTTCGCACTCCCACAAAGTGTCAGAATTAGGATTGTCTGAGGAACATTTCTCATCTGGCCAAATTGACTTATAAATCTGCCGATAACTATGGATAGAATAATCACTTTCTTCACCACCATGTCGCACAACGAGCCAGGATTTGATTTCATTTCTAAATCGTTCATACTGAGCTTCATCTTGGCAGTGGAAAAACAACTCCCACATCACGGAAACAAATGTCGATTCATCTTGCTCAGCTACCGTGATAGATCCAGATGGCATGCGCCACTCAACAGTCTTGAAAATAGAATTCAAATCCAATTTGCCAATATATTTGCCATTATAAAATTTAGAAAAAGTTCTCTTCAAAAAAGAGAAATCTAGAATGCGCAAAAAATTGTCAGCACAAGCAGTCTTATTTGCAGAAGTGACCTCCATATTAAAATATTCTTTACATGCCCAAACAAAATAAGGCATGTTAAACCAACATCTAACAGAACGTCTAACTGCCATGGCCAAATCATCTCCATAAACTCGAGGTAACACATACTCAAAAAAGTCATATTCCCTGAGCATTTCATGTTTATACCATGTGTACATCTGCATAATAACATTACGAAGACAATTATTCTCAGCAGTACCTAAATTACCAGAGGGTTGCATGCCCAATTTAATGAACAAATCATTGTCCATATTGATAATTGGCATGACCATATCTGTAAGTAAACCTTGCAAGGCCTTCAAAGAAAAAGCTGAATAACCAAAATGTTTGTTAACGTTATAAATGACGGTGGCAGCAGCTCTAGCAATAAAAAAGGGACTGGCAACATCAAAGCCAGCAAAATCTGCCTCAAGCACACATTCCTCATCATCAATCTCTTCATCTGGCTCCATATCCTGACCAATAAAATCTTGAAAATCACGAATAAGTTTGTCAGAATCTGTGTGCATATTATAGCCAATTGCAGAACAAAAAACTTCAGAATGTTCCACCATTTGGGTATAAAAGTCATACATGAGCACACGTGCAACAACCAAATTATTTAGTGCGCACATGTAAAAAGGTCGAGTTTTGCCAGCCTCACATTTACTAATCTCACGAGGTTCATCTTTGAACTGCACGTTAAAAATGTACTGATTAGTTTCTCCAAAACCATAATTTCTCAACTCCTGGTTAACTTGATCCTTCAACGGGCCAATAGGTTCTCGTGTAGTATCGCCAACTAACGGAAGGTATTTCTCTTTCTTGCCCGGATAACCAAAAGCACCACTCGTGGAGACGTTAATTCTCCTACTAAATGGATTATCTGCAGTACCATTGACAGCATCCTGAACCCTCAAAGGACTCAAGCGATGTACACCTTTAGACATCAAGCCCTCAATAATATGACGAGTAAAGCGTCTAACCACTACATCAAGAACATCAGAATCATATAGAGGAACAGGAATATCCATTTTCCTGAGGGCAATATTCTGAGGAGCTATGTACTCACCATTTCTCCTGAATGGCATAAGAGGAGGAACTCCATAAATCAATGTTGGCTCAAAAGCCAATTCTCTACATAAGAGACTCCTCATATCCTCACCGTACCCAGACTTAACAAGTCTAGAATATTTCTTGATCTTCGTAGGGCCTGGCAGAGTACCAATGCACTGAATATTAGGAAAATATTCCTGTCTGAAAGGAGATTTACGAGAAGGAAGAGTTCTAGGCATAATATATGCACCTTGAGAATTCAAGGGTAACAACCGAGCTCGTGCTTTCAGAGTCTCAATAGCTTTTTCAATCTTACCCTTCTGTAAACGAACAGCAACTGCCGTCGTAGGACATGAGACTCCTCCAGCCGCATGTATACCAATAACCGCACAGGACTTATCGCCTACCTCAGCTACTATTGGATAACCACATAGTCCATCAAAGTGCTCATATTGGTACTCTAGCATTTCATGCAAATCAACTTTACCTGTACGTGGGTCTGTTGAAAAGCCCCGTCCCTTGGGTACAATGCGTATAGGATGATCTCGCAAAACTCCCTTCATAGCTTTAGGACAATCACCATCAATTAAATGACAGGTCTTGCGTCTAAAACTACGTCCAATGGAAATGACTGAAACATCTCCCCCCAAATGTTCAATGCAATGAGGGAAAAGCTGAAGCACTTGAGCATCCGAAGGATTCTTATCCCAGTCACCAGACAAGGAAATATGAATAACAATATTCTCCATCTCACTAATGAGATGGGTGTTGATCACAGCATAATTCCCTTCAATGCCAAATAGAAAAGCTTTTAAAACTTTGTCTTCTCTAATTCCCTTAGCAACAGACAAGCCACAAATCTTGATGGACATGACGTTACACATAATAGCCTTGAATAACTCCAAGGGTTCTCCCTTGTGTACGCCAAAGTCCAAATTGCACGCAATAGTATTACCATAGGGAAAGTGCTTAGCAGGAACATCGACGGCACGCGTATTTTTCATAACTTCAAGAAAACCTGCTCCTTCTAACTCATTAATCCGCTCATTCGCATCATCAGGGTTAACAAAATCAGATAAATATGCTTCGGAAGATAGTTTTGAACCACCTCCAATAGTCTTATACCATGTAAAAATAATACCGGACAAACCACACATAGCGAGAATTATGAAATCTCCTCTATGAGTGGATATCGTTTGTCCAAAAGTATTCCACCCTATATAGTATAATAATTGACGGACATGAGTTGATCTCTCAACTTGAAGCTTATCCAAACGTTGTTGAGTATATAATCTTGCAAGAACAAATCCAAAATTCTTCCATCGCAAGAAAGGACAAACACCAACTATAGTCCACGTCAAAAAATGACCAAAAGGCGAGAAATAAACGAACGCCAAAAGCAACAAAATAAGCCATCTAGTCGGACTAAATACTATCTCAACACCCGCAGATTTGGTCGCACTCATGACAATAGCACACTCTGAAAGTTTGGCACAAACACCAGCAACTCGTCGCGAATGAATTCGAACATCATCCATAAAGGCAAGAGCACCATCGATCTTACAATGCAAATAAGCCCTAAAACAATATGCAGGTGCAAGGGCAGTACCCAAAATGTTTGCTTGTGATCGAAAGCACTCTTTGGATTCCTCCACCGGAATGGGATCCCCAAGGTATTGAGCGAAATCATAGTCAACGTCAGAAAACTTCTCAACAAAACCCTGATAAGCAAGATCAGCCAATTCTGACTCGTCAAGTTCTTCTAATTCAACCAATTCCAAAGGAGCAAACTCTTTCTTCTCCTCCAAAGATCGCAAGAAGGGTTCAACGAAGCTAGATGCATTGGCTTCTCGAAGGAAATCTTGCTTCTTAATCCAAGCACGACAATAGTCAAGAAACCAGATACACATGCCCTCAATACGCCCCTTGTATAAAACATTGGGTATAGAGCGGCGCTCATAAGCGTGGTATTCAGTACACACAACTGTAAAGCGATCTAAAATATTACCACCATTTTCAATGGATTTAGCTGAATCCAAAGCCGTCGTTCGCCTACCATCTTCCAATATCTTAATGTAATCTTCATCAACAACAAATTCACAGGTGATGAAACGACGATCCATGGCTGAGGGAGTGTGCATACATTCCCTAGTATTCAAAGTAATATTATTGCTATCAATAATAGCCATTTCAAGATCAGTATAAATCTTCCCTTTTCCATCAAATGCCATATTACAAGGAAAGGGATTAGAATCTATTAATGATTGCAATTCAGTAAGCAATTCTGGTATCGATGACCGTGCAATATCAGGGTGTTCACAACCCACTTCAGAATAAAACCAAAAAGGCTGGTTTGAAAAGCCTTCATGATACTCAGAGGATTTACACCTAGAATAGATATGAGACTCATCAAATTCTCTACCTTTAGCAAAAGAGTAAATACGGGGAAAAATCCTCATTAATTCACTTTTGCCAATACCAGGTGGTCCGATAATCTTAATTCCAATGGGAGTAAGGCGCTTCTGAGATTTTAACAAGGATATAACCTCAGCTAAGGCAGTCTCTAGAGAACGCAATGTAGTAGAAACAGCTCGACGCTGAGTTGCAAATCCACTTAAACGAGAGGAAATAACTTTACCAGCTTCTACAAGTTCTGCAGCTCTCAATCGAAACTCTTTCCGACACATAAATCCTTCTTTGGGCAATCCTACGTAAAGTCTATTCGTTGAATAATAACACAATAAATCCTCACTATGCTTCAAAAACAACGTAGTAGGATCACCAGAAAGAAAAATCTCAGTAAGGGGAATACCTTGCTGAAGACTTTCGCCGAAACCAACTAAGGTGCCAAAAGCTTCCAATATATTACAAATCATAGACATCACATTCATCTTCTCAGGTCTACCAACGAATTTGCTAATATAAGCTCCAATATCC